GCGGCCACATCCCGGAAGCTCAGGCCGGTGATGCCCATCGCCAACTGCACGCCGTCCCCAGCACCGCACCCGGAACAGAAGTACGTCCCGCGTCCGTCCTTGTCATCGAAGCGGAAGCGGTCGCGGCCCCCGCACATCGGGCAGGGGCCGTGCTTGCCCGACAGTGCGCGCTCATCCATGCCCAGGACCGTCAGGATCGACTTCCAGCGGCCTTGTGCAATCTGGCGAACATCCAGGCGCTCAGACATGGTTGCGGTCCTCCTGCTGCTTCTTGCTGGCCTTGCTGAATGCAATCTGCTGCGACTTCAGCCATTTCAGAAGTTCAGGGGTCGGCGTCGCCGGTACATCGCGCATGTTGCGCGGCCACACGTCGAACATGGCGCGGTACTTGTGCGCCACCCAGCCGGGTGAATACCCCTTGTTGCGTGCAACCTGGAGCAACTGGCTATAGATGTGCTGCTTGCGGTCGGGCGTCGCGGGCTTCTTGGTCTTGCGGTCCAGTTTGCGAAGCTCACCCTCTGCGACCTCAATATCAGATTGGCGCTTCGGCTCGAAACCGCACGCAGGGCACTGATGCACCCCCGCAGGACGGACGTACTTGCACGCAGGGCAGGCTTTCGGCTCGCTCGGCTTGCGTTCTTCCCGCTTGCGCGTGCCTGCCTTGTTGGCCGTGCCGTCGTCCAGCACCAGCGGCAAGTCATCGGTCGGGAAGCCCAGGCGCAGCACCGTCCCGCTGTGGTCGAGAATCAGCGCACGTTCCTTGCCCGGAAAGGGGCGCAGCACGCGACCGGCCATCTGGATGTAGCGAATCAAGCTCCGCGTTGGACGCGCCAGAATCATCACCTCGGCGTGCGGCGCATCCCAGCCTTCGGCCAGCAGCGCGGAATTGCTCAGGACGGTGAAGCGGCCCTGGTTGAAGCCGTCGAGGATTGCGGCGCGTTCTTCGTCGGTGTGGTGATAGTCGATGTGCGCGGCTGCCACCCCAGCCTTCTCGAAGGCTTCGACAATGTGCTGGCTGTGCGGGATGTTGCAGGCGAAAACCACGGTCGGCTTACCGGCAGCGTGCTTGCTCCAGTTCGCCACAATGTCACCCGTCAAGCCCGGCTTATCGACCGCCTCGGCAAGCTGCTTCTCGTTGTAGTCGAGTTCGCCACCGATGCCGCGCTGCGACTTCACCCCGGTCAGGTCCGGCTCGACAGGCGCATACACATCGCAATCGACCAAAAAGCCAAGCTCGATGAGTTCGCGGATGCTGGCGGCAACGACAAGCTCCTGGAACAGCGCACCCTTCAGGCGGTCGTCATGCGCGCCCAGGCCGGGGCTGAATGGCGTTGCGCTCAATCCCACGCACGGCACGCGGTTGTACTTCGCCAGCAGGTCACGGTACTTTTTCGAGCCTGCAACGGCGTGCGCCTCATCAATGACGAACAAGCTCACGTCATCCGGCACACCACGGGTCGCAATCGTGTCGATTGACCCCACCAGCACCTTTTCGTGCAGGTCGCGGGTGTTGGTCGATTGCAGGATGCCGTGGGCAATACCGGCGCGGGTCAGGTGTGCCGATGCCTGCGCCACCAGTTGCCGACGATTTGCGATGAACAGCACGCGGCCACCTTTGGCGACAGCGCCGCGAATCATCGCTTCGGCCATCGTCGTTTTTCCCGAGCCGGTTGGGCTGTAGAGCATCACGCGTTTGTTTCCAGCTGCCAGGGCGGCGCGGGTCTTGTTGAGCGCCGAATCCTGATAAGGGCGCAGGCTGATGACTCCCCCAGCCAGGGCGGAATGATTGGTCTGCATCACTCGCCCTCCTGCTCAGGGTCGGCGGTGAAGTCACCCCACTCATCTACCCCTATGTAGGTACTACCCCCTACATCTCTCTCTTGGCTAGGGCTAGGTTTAAGGCTAGGACTAAGACTAAAGGACTCGGAAGCAACTCGACGGGTGACTTGCGGGTTACTCGACGGGTTACCCGGCAACTCACTCGACGGGTTACCCGGCGGGTTACTCGAACCGCCAGAATCCACCGATGCGGCAGGCTTGCGGGCGTTGGTTTTGGCAGCGCCAGCCTTGCCGCCTTGCGCTTGGCGCTCGCGGATGCGCTCGACGTGCTGACGGTACGCCTCAAGGTCGGGCGCATAGATGCGGCCATCCTCGACCGCGAAGAACGGCATGACATACGGGATTTCGGCGGCAACTTCGGCCACGTCGAAGCCCAGGATGCGGGCGAGAACGCTGGGCGACTCGGGCAGGTATTGATTCACCCAGCATTCCAGGCGCATCGAGTACAGCAGACCGCGCTGCGGCAGGGTCAGAGTGCGGTACTCGAAGCGAGCGATGATGTTGGCGGCATACTCCTGATAGGCCGGGGCGGTGCGGTTGTTACTCATGTTATGCACTCCCCAGCAGCATCATGCAGGCGACCATGCCCAGCGCCAGCAGGCCCAGCAGTTCGGGCGCAATGAAGCCAGCCTGACTGCAAAGTGCACGACCGGCGCGGCGATCCACACCCGGCACCTCGCGGCCACCCGTCACAGCCGCGAACTCCAGCAACGAGACTTTTGCCTGCTCGTTGATTGCGCGGTGGTGCAAGTCGCTGCCGAGGCAGTTCAGCACCGCGTCCGCGTAGACCTGCTCGGCCATTGCCAGACGGCGCAACTGGCGGGCTGTCAGGCGTTCGCGGATCGCGGCGATGCGCTCGGCGTTGGTCTCGAACAGGGCGCGCGTCACTGTCCTCGTGGCCGACATTGCCCAGGTCGCCAGCGGCGTCGTGCTGTCGCCGCGCTCGTGGGCACGCTCGCACAAAAGCTGAACTGCATCTGTCAGCTCGCGGCGATCTACCTTCCCAAGTTGGCGAGCCTCGTTCCAGTCGGGCTGTGCACGATTGATGACGATGCGGCGCAGCTCGCGCTCCATCTGGCCGAAGGCATTGATGAAACGCTCCTGCCAGGACACGGCTGATTCGCCAGTGAAGCCCATCACGACAAGCGCGAATCCATCGCGGCTCAAGCGGTACATGCGGCGCGGTTTGCTCTGCTCATCGAGGTATTCAGCCGGCGCAAAATTGCGCTGGCGAAACTCATCGGAGCACGGCTTTTTCTCGATGGCGCGGAGGACGTCTTTGTGCTGCTTGCCGAACTTTTCGGCGACCAGAAGGCTCGTCGTCCAGACTTCGCCGTGATCCAGAGTGACCAGCAGGGTGTGGGGGGTGTTATGCTTTTCGCGCTTGCTCAGGGCGCTCGCTTTCGCTTCGGTGGGGCGGGCGTTTTTCTGCATTACGCCACCTCGCCGCGCACGATGGCGTCAATCTCGTCGGCGCTCCAGGCGAGAAAGCGCGAAGGAAGTTTGTGCGGCTTGACGCCGGCATAGTGCCCATCGCGGCAAAGGGCAGCACGCAAGGTTTGCGGCTTGACCTTCAGAATCTCTGCGGCTTCTGCGGTCGAATAGTTGCGCAGGATGGAGGCGTAGCCCGTGCGCTGGCTGATAGGGCTTTGGGATTGCATTCGCGGGTTCTCCTTTCGGAAAACCACCGTTGCTGCCTTGCGGGATTGCTAGGCGATTCAACGTTGGCGAACGCAAATTTATTTCCGCGAAAGTAGGCTGTTTTCCCGAGCGGGAAATGGGAAAGCCTGCGGGAAAGCCTAAGGGAAACTATTTTTAGACGGAGACTTTTCCGGCCTTCTTCCACGCTGAAATAACGTTTTGAACCGTCTTGATACTCACAGTGTGAGTGGCGCCATCAGACCCAATCCACTCCATGCTTTCGATTAACGATTGCTCCTTGGGGATTACGTCACGAGGACCGCTCTTCTTCAGCCACGACACTGCATTCCGCGCGCTCGTCTTACCTGGGAAGGCGGCGCTGATCTGCGGCCAGCACTCAAATAGCGCACGTTGCCACCCCACAAAACCGCCTGTATCAATGATCTCGTTGCCCTGGTCGATCGCAGGATCCGCTTGCGCTGCCTCGCTTGGCTCCCTCTGCTCTCTGACTCGATCAGGTGGAGGTGCAGTGGTTTCGACCTGCTGCGCTGCGACCTGCTCGGCGAATTTGACGAGGTATCCCTTCAGGACGCAAAGCATGTCGGCGGTCACATCAACCGGCGTGCCGAACTCAATAGCTTCTGCGAGACCGGGCTGAAAGCCTCTGCTAGCGACGAGACTCAGAAAGGGCGTGCCGCGATTCAATCTTTGCACCCCATGCCTAGCCAGCAAATGCAAGTCTCGCCTCGACAGCAGATATATCCCTTCCTCATGGATAGTCTTTTCTATCTCGAGGCGGGTGGCTATGCCTTCGCTGAGTCGCCTTTTTGCGGCCTCTGCAATTTCTTTCTGAGTAAGGGGGCCTTTGCGCGCTGCCTCAGCATCTATCTCGACCTCAACCGCCTTCGCCAACATAGCGCGCTGCACGGGGCCTGAGTATTTCGGGTTCGCCTTCGACCGGGGTATCAGGGCGCAGATGGGCAACTTGCCGTGCGCGTCGATAAGGTCGCCAGGGGTGAATGTCCTGCCGGTGGTTTTCGATAGCCATTCGGCGGCGTCGTTGAGCCGCACAGTGCCGTGCTTGAGTTCCATTTGCGCTCCATCGTGCGCACCATCGTGAAAGGTGCCGCGCCAGGGGGGCGATGGTTTCCCCCTTTTCGGATGGCCGTCCTAGGCGCGGCATTGCTCGGTCAGGCCACCACGCGCAGCGCGGGGGCTGCCTCTTGCTCGGTCGGCAGTTCGATGCCGGCCTGATCCAGAATCCAGGCTTCAATCTTCGTGTGCCACTGGCGCAGCAGGTCGATAGGGCGGACTCGGTAATGCTTCTCAGCGGTCGCGCTCGGCTTGTGCCCTTGGATTTGCGCCACGATGCCGGCGGGCACTTCGCACCACTCGGACAAGCTCCCGAAACTGCGGCGCAGGCCGTGAAT